AGTTGCTACACGCGCAAGCGCGGTATCAGGTCTAATCAGTGATGTTGCGAGTGCTAATGCTGCTCGTATCTCAGGTGATAACAACCTACAAGCGGCAATTACTTCTGTACAGAATGCGGTTAACGCAATCACTACCGGTACAATACCTGCTTTAGATACTATAGTAGAAGTTGTTGCTGCGTTTGAAGCTGCTGACGGTAATTTACAGACATTGATGGGTGACAACTCTTCAGCGATTACTGTTATTGACGGTCGTGTAGATACTTTAGACTCAGATATGGCCGTGGTTCAGGGACTCGCATCTGCCACAGCATCTACAGTATCTCTCCACGGTGGTCGTTTGTCTACCGAAGAAAGTAATGTTGATGCGTTACAGTCATTCACTGGTACAGGTACTTCTCTTAATACTGCTGCGGCATCACTAGCAGCTGCTATTAATGAAATACATGGTGAAGTAAATACTGCGGTTTCTTCAATCTCTACTGAAGTATCACGTGCGACTACTGCTGAAGGCGTCAACGCGACTGCGATAGCTAATGAAGCAACAGCTCGTGCGTCTGCTGATAGTGACCTACAGGATAGTATTGACGCAGAAGCAGTAACTCGTGCGTCTGCTGATACTACTCTCCAGAGTAACATTAACGCAGAAGCAGTAACTCGTGCGGCTGCTGATACTACTCTCCAGAGTAACATTAACACAGAAGTTGCGTTACGTGTTTCTGGCGATAGTTCACTTCAGGATCAGATTAACAGTATTGTCTCTAACACTGATCCAGCTGCTTTGGATTCATTGACAGAGATTGTTGCTGCTTTCCAATCTGCTGATGGAACGTTACAAGGATTGGTCAGTTCTAACAATTCTAGTATCTCTACTTTAAATAATAAAGTAGCGGCTATTGAATTATGGGATACTGATAACCTAAGTGAAGGTGGCAATCTATATTGGACTCCGGAACGTACTAAGTCTGTATTGACTGGTGGTCTATGTATCACTTACAATTCATCAACTGGTGAAATCAAGATTGACGAAGCGGAAACTGCTTCATCTCTACACGTAGCATCATCTACTGATGCTTTCGGGTTGGGCGGACAAGCTCCTTCTCATTATCGTATAGACATCTATGATATCAATGGTACTGTTGTAAACTAATATTACTAGTAAGTAGTATGTTAAAGGGGACTCTTCGGAGTCCCTTTTTTTATGTGCGCTATAAAACGTATAAATAGAACTAGAATAACTTTAGGACACACCTCATGTATGTAACTAACCGAGATGATTTGATGGACTATTGCTTGCGTGCATTAGGGCACCCAGTAGTAGAGGTCAATATAGATGAAGAGCAATTAGATGACCGTGTAGACGAAGCACTTCAGTGGTTTCGTGAATTTCACCCAGACGGAAGCAAACGCTTTTATCTGAAGCATCAATTGTCACAAGAAGACATCGACAGTCAATCTATTGATTTTCCTGACGATTCGAATTTGATAAGTGTAGTTCGTATGCTCCCCATGTCGTTTAACGGTTCACAGAATGGATGGTTTAGTGACGCATGGCAGTATATGAAGTTTACTATGTCAGACTTCGTCGCGGGTAATGGTATATTAGGCGACCTTGCTCAGTATGAACAGATGCAGCAACACTTATCGTTGTTGGATATGAAGTTAACTGGACAACCAGAGATTTTATTCGATAGACAATATAATAAAATAAATCTGACTATAGGTAAAAGTAAACTTACTGTGGGGGATTATATCGTATTTGAAGTATATGGTATTAGAAGCCCAGACGATTCTTTAACAGAATATAATTCTCTTTGGAATCATCGCTTTCTCAAATCATACTGTACTGCGCTCATTAAGAGACAGTGGGGTACTAACTTGATTAAGTTTGATGGAATGACATTGCCCGGCGGTGTCACTGTAAACGCTCGTCAAATCTATGAAGATGCTCTACAAGACATCGAAAAAATCATGGAGAAATTCCGTGAAGAGGAAGACGAAGGCCCCATCTTTTTTGTAGGGTAACCCATGGCAACTAATTTTTATATAAGTCAAAATCACAGACCAGAGCAGAGTTTATACGAAGACCTCATTATAGAGTCTATTAAATTCTATGGGCAAGACATTTATTATCTACCCCGAGAAGTTGTGGAGAGGGAAGATATCTTTCTAGACAGCATTCAGTCTCAGTTTTCTGATGCCTATAAGGTAGAGATTTTCATAGAAAATACTGATGGATTTGATGGAGAGGGAGACCTGTTCACCAAGTTTGGTATTGAGTTACGCGACCAAGCAACATTTGTTATTGCTCGTCGTCGCTGGCAAGAATTGATCGGTGATAGACTATCAGATAAACAATTTAGACCAAGAGAGGGTGATGTTATATTCTTACCTTTATCTCAGTCTTTGTTTGAGGTTAAGAAAGTAGAGACTGAAACTCCTTTCTATCAGTTATCCCAGTTACCACTCTTCCGTATGCAATGCGAGTTGTTTGAGTTCTCGGATGAAGACTTTGACACTGGTATTGATGCGATTGATATCGTAGAAAAAGAGCACGCATTTCAATATCATATGACCATGGCTGAACCAGATTCTAACCAAGGTGGTTTCTACGAGACAGGAGAATACGTATTTCAAGTATTTGATGGTTTCGAACTTGGTGGTGAAGTTACTGCGTGGAATAGTGAAACACGTGTGTTATCTATTGCTCACACCGGTGCTGACGATGGGGAATATCATTTGTGGGCAGATGACCGAGAAGTATTCGCGGAGTCTGGTGCGGTGTATATGCCTGTACAGGGGAGTATTGAGGACAACGTAAACGAAATTCAACCACTCTCACAGAATCAAATATTTGATGATTTCGAAAACGATTTCTTAGATTTTTCAGAATCTAACCCCTTCGGAGATGTTTCATAATGTTAGGTACTTATTTTTATAACAAGCGAGTAAGAACTTCGGTATCTATATTCGGTTCTCTGTTCAATGATATACATGTTTTAAGAACAGACTCTAACGGTAAAGTGCTGTCTCAAGTCAAAGTACCATTATCTTATGCTCCAAAGAGAAGCTTCTTAGAGAGACTTGAAGAGATGGCACAGGGTGAAGAGGCAGAACGTCGCGTCGCCATTAAGTTACCAAGGATGTCCTTCGAGATAATTGGTATTAACTATGACCCGCAGCGCCAGTTGCCTAAAATGAATACGTTTAACGCGGCACCTATTGGTGAAAGAAAAGATTTATACACAGGTGTTCCGTATATATTATCTTTTCAATTAGCAGTCTATGCTAAATCTCAAGATGATGCGTTACAAGTGGTTGAACAAATCATACCATACTTTGCTCCACAATATACTCTTTCAGTAAAACCATTCAGTGATTTACCCGATATCGTCGAAGATATTCCGGTTACTCTTACTGGTGTGGATTTTCAAGATGATTATGAGGGCCCATTAGAACAACGTAGAACAATTATATATAATCTTAACTTTGAGATGAAGACTAATTTCTACGGCCCAGTGAAGGAAGGCACACTTATTAGAGAAGTAAATACTAATATACACATGCTTTCCAATGATGATTCAAACCCATTCTTGAGTAATATACGAATTACTACAGACCCAATTGATGTAAGCCCTGACAGTGACTATGGATTTACTATAGAGATTAATAATGAGCAAAGTTCCAGCGATTAATAAAGAAGAGAAACGTAATTTTGTACATGAACAGGATTACGATTACTCTCGTGAAACTTACTATGACCTTATTGAAAAGGGCCGTGAGTCTTTAGAGTTGATGATTGAGGTCGCTCGCGAAAGTGAGCACCCCCGCGCATTTGAAGTTCTATCTGGTATGATTAAAGGTATCGCTGACGTTAACGACAAGTTAATGGATTTGAACAAGAAACAGAAAGAACTTATGAAAGACGATAAACCTACTGAAACAACTACTACTAATAACAATCTATTTGTGGGTTCTACTACAGACCTTCAACGTATGTTATTGGGCGGTGATGATGAAAAGGTGATCGATCAGGACGATTCGTAATGGCTTCTTATACTAAACATTCCTACCTTGGAAACCCTCAAGTAAAACGTGATGGTATTTCTGAGGAGTGGGATACAAAGAAACTTCGCGAATATAAGAAGTGTATGAAAGACCCCGCGTATTTCTGTAGGAAGTATGTTAAAGTTGTTCATCTTGATAGAGGTCTAGTGCCTTTTGAGCTCTATGATTATCAAGAGAATATGTTCAATCACTTTAATGACAATAGATTTTCTATTGTTCTCGCCTGTCGCCCCC